ATAGCGTCTATGTTTTTAATTTCTAGAGCTTCATACATACGCTTATAGGCTTCACGCAAGTCGTGTATTTGCGGTGCAGCCTGTGCCATTTGTAATTCTTGTTGAGCTAACATTACCCTTTGTGCCATACTAAAGATATTAGGGTCACTAACTGGAATAATATCTACTCTATCATCAAAGTCGGTTTGTTTAATTTCGCGTGAAGCACCTGGAACGTCATAAGGATACACAGGTGGTAGGCTACGTGAAAAGATTTTAGCTAATAACCTAAATTCTTTCTTTTGAGCAAAGTGTAAACGCTTGTGTATAGCGGACATTACCTTAGTACCACGCTCTAACATAGCTACAGTAGTGCCTACAGGTAGTTGTTGACTACCAATATCGCCTACTTGCATGTCTGCAATACTAGCAAAACGTCTTCCAGAGTCAATAATAACTCCTAATAACTGAGCTAGTACGCTACTGGGCTCTTTATACGGTAAAGGCATTAATGCATCACGAATTGTGCCTCCTGGAACGTCAACATCCCTAAATTCTCCTGGTCTTAACGGCTCATCTTCCCCTTGTACACGCATTCCACGTGCTTTAAAACCAGCAGGTAGGTTACTTAACGTACCAGCGTCAATTAACTGACGTAAAATTGAAGTTGCGGACTTAGTTAGCCCTCCAATCATGTGAATTAGCCCAAAACCGTAGAAACCTAGTCCTGGGAGAAACTTATAATGTACAAAATACTCCTTTTTACGGAATAATTCGTCTTCTTTTTCCCAATTACGTCTTACTGAAAGGATTTCACCACTGTCTTCTAGGATAGTAACAATATAAGGCACCGCAAAACCGTAGTCATCTATGTCTGGTAGCTCTAAATCGACGTGTAATTCTAGTACACTGTACTCATTATAGTCAGTTAAAGGCATTGAAAGACCTTGTAACTCGTCCATTTTCTCTTTTGCTTCGTTATATTCTAGGTCAACTCCTGCTTCGCCTAACGGTACATCTCTATAAATACCACTTTTTTGTAATTTTTTCAGGTCATTACCTGTCATACTTACTACATGAGTAAATCTAGGGCTAGTTTCAAGGTCTGTGGTCTCGTAAGATACTACTAAATCGTCAGCTTTTACCAGCCTACTAGTGGCTCTACCTAAAAGATTATCGTAATAAACCTTTTTAAACGCACTACCAGCTAACGGTAAATAAAATAATAAGCTGTCCATCTCAGGGTCATACTCTTGCATAACTTCACTGATTTGATAATTCATAAACTCTTTTACACGTTGGCTTTGAGCAGCAACTTCTGGACTTTCGTTGCCCATAATTCTAGTTTTGACTGGTCCTCCAGCTGGTAAAAGTTCTTTGTAGGCTTGAGCTTGAAATTGTGTCACGGCTTCACTTAATAGTGGGTGGTGTACACCTGTAGCTCCTGGGAATGGCTCTTCACGTTCCTCTGTTTTTATACCTAGTAAATCTAAACCTTTGGTAAATACATCAAGCCAGTCTTTACGTGAATCTTTGTCTTGTTCAAACGCGTCTAATAATTCATTAGAAAGTGTCTTAAGTGAAGACTCATCTAATACTTCTGCTAAATTAACCTGATGTTCTGTAACTATAACTTCTTCCTCTTCAAAAAGCGGAACTAAATTACCTCTAGGGTCAACTTCAAAAGCAGAAGTCATTTCCCCTTGTATGTTCATGTCTTCTGGTAGTTCTACTTCAAGTGATTCTTGAAGTTCTTCTGGTAGTGCTTCTACTACCATTTGCTCCATAGGATTTTGTTTTTCTATTGCCATGCGTTAATAATAACTTATTTTTCTTCTGGGATATAGTTCTTCGTCTTCATAGTCACTCGGTAACTTAACAAAGCCACCTTGCCTAAAACGTAGTAGTGCTTGCGTTGTTGAGTCGACTAAGTCGTCGTGGTCTCCAGCAGGAAACATAGCACACTCCTCAATTACCTCATTAGCCCATTTAGTATCTGGTGCCCATACCATGCCAGATTCAAATAATGGAGCAGCAGCATTTACTCTAGCTACTTTATCATTTCCTTTTGACGGAGTAAAGTTCTGTACAGGTATACCTATATTACGCAGTTCTTGCGTAAGAGGCATACCACTAGCTTTAGCTTCTATAATAGTTACGTCAGGTTCCCACTCTTGATATTGTTGTAAAGCTATAGCCTTTAATTCAGGAAAGCTGTACCGCCCTTTTATAGCGTCTAATAAAATTATATGTGGTGCTGTGCCGTCATAAAAATGTTCCCCGACGTTGCCTTCTGGATAAAATACTCCCCACGTAGTAATAGCAGAATAGTCTGCCATCTCTCGTTTTAAAAACGCGGTGTCGTAACTTTGTATGATATAGTCGCACTTAGGGGGTTTTTGTCTTTCCCAAACATTCCACCATTCACGTTTTAATAAAGCACCTTCCTCTGAACTGGGATTCTGCATGTATTGAGCGTGCCACTTTGGTCCGCCACGTAAGGTAGCCTGTACACTTTCTAGTTCTTCCTTTGACCAATATTCTGGCCACAGAGGGTCACCACTAGGTAATATAGCAGGTAGCTCAATAAGTTCCCATTGATCTGCTTTAGGGTCTCGTGCTGCGTCTTTTAATAATCTGCCTGTAAGGTCATTCACGTTCCACCGTGTCATGACTATAACTATAGCACCTCCTGGCTGTAGCCTTTGCCGTGGTCCTGAAGTGTACCAATCATAAGTGTCTTCCATGCTTTTAGGATTCATGGCGTCTTGTTCTGAGTGAGGGTCATCAATAATAAACAAGTCCGCACCACGTCCCGCTAACGCACCGCCTACACCTGCTGCGTAATACTCGCCTTTAAGTTTAGGGTTACGTTTGTCTTGTGTTTCCCATTTACCTGCAGCTTTTGAGTCTGGGTTTATTAATACGTTAGGAAAAACTTTTTCAAAGTCTTCCGTTAACATCAAGTCTCTAATCTTTCTACCGAACTTAACTGCTAAGTCTGCGGTATGCGTGGCTTGTAGTATTTTTAAACTAGGGTTACGCCCTACTAAATACGCAGGAAAAAAGTGTGAAGCAAACTCAGACTTAGTATGACGCGGAGGCATATTAATTATTAGCCTTTTAATTTTGCCTGATGCTATACGGTCAAATGCGTCTGCCATTTTAGCATGGTGAGCACCAGCAATAAACTGTGGCCATTGGCTTTTAACAAAGTCTAAAAAATTACTCTGACAACGTTCAACACGTTCAATCTCGGCTAAACGTTCCGTGAGTTCTAAATGTTCCTTGAGGATATCCTCAGGTAGTTGTTCTAATAATTCTTTCTTCAATATCTGAGTGGCATCAAACTTACTAGCCCACCTCTGTTTAACCGTAAAGTAGAGAGAGCTTCTTTTAATTCAGGAGTCATAATAACCTTGATAAACTCTTGGTCATTTTCATCCATAAATGTTTCTGTTTGTAGTTTGATTCCGTAGTCTTGCTCTATAGCATTTAAACCTTTTTTAGTACGTTCCTTGTACTTATGTGCCATTTCCATTGCACCTGTGCTGGGTTTATCTCTTTCTGTACCTGCTCTGCTGTATGTCCCCATAGTATCCCCGTCAAATTCATTCATTATATCTTGAGCTCTACGTGGTACTAAATTTTCACCACGTTGTCTTGCTAACGCTTCTGCATTTATAGGAAACCACACTTCATCTACTTTAGTATTTGCTGCGTCTTGTAAACTACTTTTCATGTGGACGTTGAACCATTGGTTAAACATAGGTAGTTTAGTTGCGTCTGGTTTGGTGTCTAAATTTAAACCTAAACTCTTAGCAAAGTCTTTGTAAAACTTGTCTCTAATTTCTTGACTACGTAATGATATCGCATTCATTGCGCCTAGATTCGGTACACCGTTATTCATTCTAAACAAATTAAATCTGTTTTCAGCATCAGTAATAGCATTATCAAAATATTCTCTTAAAACCTTAACACTTTCTGGGGTTGTTCTCACTGCTGGGGCAACTCGTGCTCCAGTGTCGGAAAGATCTTCTATTATTTCATTTACATATCTACGCATAGTGTCATCAGAAGTAGTAGCTAAATTATTTCTAGCGGTAGTTATAAAATCTACATCGTCAAAAGCACCTGTTTGATAAGCTTGTCTTACTGAAGGGTTGATTGAAGCTGAAGAAGGAAACAAATCAAAAAATACATTACGTACTCCTAAGTTTCCTAACTCTGGTAGAACCTCATCAAAAGATTGCAGAATAAACTCTGCTCCATAATCTGTAGCTACGTCACCAACATAAGCTGCGTCATCAGTTACATCTAATTCTATTTCATCGGCTTTGTCTGACATACGGTACGCACCTGACTGACCTTCCGCCACAACCATTACTCTTTGACCGTCGATATCGTAAGTGTATTGACGTGTGTGAAAAATTTTATTTCTAGTTTCAGGAGGGCTAACCATATACCCTTGACTTACTTCTCTGTGTACGAGGTTCTCAAAGTTAAAAGACTCATCCGTAGCAGAAGGATTATACACAAATGATTTGTGGTCAAATTGTATAGGAGCTTTACGACTCATTGCCTCTTTAGGGTCTCTGGGGTTTTTATACTTAGGTATAAACGGAGAGTTTAATACATAACCAGTTTCTCTGGGAGCGTTTTGAAATTGATCTACGTTTCCTGGATACGTAGCACGAGTGACGGTAAACGTAGGTTTATTTTTGTCTATATCTTCTATTATTTCATTGACCGTTACTTTATCTTTATTTTTTAATTCCTTACTAATGTACTTGTCTATTTGTTCACTAACGTTAGTATTTAAACCGCTAGGACTGCCATACCTACGCATTAACTCTAACATGTTTTTAGTTTGATAGGGCTTGTCTGGGTTGGGGTATGTTTTTTGAAATTTTTTATTATTTAATATACTGTCTTCTATAGTAAATTTAGCAGGAGTATAATTACGTTTACCTTTGCCTGTGGTACGTATGTCTCCAGTTTCAAAGGCTTCTACTACCGCAGGTTTAAATTGTTTGTACGCTGGTATTAAAGGTAGACTGGCTAAAGTTTGTAAACCAAGACCCTTTGCTTTTTCTCCACGTTCTATTAAATATTCTCCTGTTTGATAGTCGAGTATGTCTGCGAGTCCTGGCACAAAACCTAGTACATTAGTTAAAGCTTCACTGGTTTGTTGAGCACGGTAAGGATCGGTAAAAGTACCTCCATATTTTTGTAGACCAGAAAACAAAGCTCTTTGAATTTTACCGTAAGGGCTTTCGTCTTCTTCTAGCGGTATGGCTACACTTTCTGGCTTTTGAGTTGCACCTGTTTCTGTTAGTACAGAAGTGGGGTCAAACTTGTATTTACTAAAATCAATCGGCATGTTTGTGTAACTTTATAAAATATTCCGCGTCTACTACCGCTAAAGGTTTTGACTTGTTCCGTTTTATTATAACTAGCGGTTCTGCGTTTTGACTAGTGTTACTTGAACTTTGTTCATAGGCTTTCCATACGTTTACTGCTTCTTGATTTTTACACTCAACGCTATAAGGAAAAATTTTACGAGTCTGCACACCCATAATGATGTCTTCTCCGCTACTGCCCATGGGTCGTGATTCTAGATCAGCACCGTCCACGGACAACAGTTCAACTAACTTAGTACATACCCATTGTTGTAGGCGTCGCCCTTTAGCTTTCGCGGAGCTCGTTTTTATTTTCCTTGACCTCTATACTTCTTTTTAGTTTTACGCTTATTGGTTCCTGCTCCGTAGCTAAGAGTTGAATGACCTATAGACGTTTTCTTTTTAACGTGGTTAATTATCTTAGAGTGTGGAGACCATTTATTTGCCATGACGTATTTTAATGTTATTACGTGCATTAGCCAAGTGTTCTCTATTTTGCATAATGAGCACAGGGACAGGGGTCGACGTTCCACCCTCACTAGGGTGCGACCAAAACCACTCTGCGTCAGGATACTCGTCGGCTAGATCGTGTGCCGTGGACTCTAGTGTCTCGCGACAGATCGAGCTATGAACTTTAAAAAGAATAGCAGGATACTTGTCAAGTTCTTTGT